AGTATATTTACCTTCGCCTAAAAATTGATGTACTGATGTTTTACTTTCTATAAGTTCAATATCTGGACCCCATACTAAATCCATTGTACCACCACCAACATTAGCTTGTAGTATGCTGCTAAGTTTACTAGCAGCAGCTACTGTTGGAGCAATTTTATGTTCTAAACTACCTAGTTTAAAAATACGAATATTACTGATAGCACCATCAAGAGCAGCAAGATCCGCAAGTTTTAATTTTTCTACAATACTAATATCATCCATAATGCTATAGATCATTGGGAAAGCCCAAGTTTTCCAATCATCTTTCTTGTAGTGAAATACTAATGTTTTTTCTGGATCTAATAAGTATGGCTTTTTACTCTTTGCTGCTTCAACAATAGCTTGAGGTAATTGAGCTATGATAGCTTGTTCAGCTTCATTTTTAGGAGCATTAATAATTTTTCTTAATGACGCTGGAATAGTAATATAATAATTTTTTTTACCAACGAAAGAAGCTAAAGAAGCTCCTGCAATATCAACAACACGAGGATCTATAAAAGTATATTTCCAAGGAATTTCTCTTTTTTCAACAACGGGTTCATCACTAGTAATTATAAGATCAGGAGATGCTTTGGCTCTGTACATATCTTCTGCAACTTTAATACTGATCTTGGCTGTTTGTCTATTTATAACAACGTTACCAACTCTGTATAAATGATTTAAAAATCTTTCGCTTCTTTCTTCTCCCCTAACTTTCTCAAACCAATTACGATAAAATCTTTCTATTCTTTTATTAGGATGAACTAGTCTTATGCCCTGACTAGCAAAATCACCCATAAGATCAATAACATTTTTTACAAGACCAACACGATTATAAATTTGATCAGCCATTGCGAATATGGCTTTTATTTCTGTGGGAATAGCCTCATCAGGACGGAAATAGTCATAATCACTTTTTGTTAAACCTGGACGACCAGAAGTTTGGCCGTCTAAATTCATAAAGTTTCTAAAGCGACTAGTAGCAGCAGTAGTTTTATTGCTAAAAAGACCGTATTCTTCTAAACTCTTAGAAGATTCATTTAATGCATTTTGTTTACTATCTAGATTATTATCATCCCATGTAACATACGCATTTTCTGGCATATGATTAGGGGCAACAGGAATATTGTCACTTTTTGGATATTTTTTTCTTGGCATAATAGATATTATAATAGGTATTGTAATAGGTATTAAAATAATACACTAGTTACGATAAATCCCACCATATATATTAGTGTTTGCATTTTCTATAAACCAGTTTGGTCCTTTATACATTTGACCATTTACTTTACTTGTTTCGGCTAAATTATTACCAATTATTTCAAACGATGGAGCTTCTAAAGTTCTATTTATTTGACGAGCTAACATATTAGCTATTAATAATGCGCTATATCGGTCTTTTCTTAATTTGCCCTTTTTACCATTAGGCAACTTAATTTCTGGAGTGTCCCAACGATCACGAGCATTGGGTCCGGTGCTAGTTTGTGTCATTACTATAGTGGTTAATTCATTTTTGAGTTCTTCTATTTCTAAAACACACTCACTTTCGCTATCATATAAATTACTAAGATCCGCTGTCATAATATCTTTATTTTCTCTGTCTAAAGCTAGTGCCAAGGTTACTTGATCAAATCTTGGAAACAATAATACTTTATCTTCTAAGTCTTTGCGTAATCCATGATTAGCTTGTGCTGTCCAATCTGCCCGTGCAAACTGCACTAATTCTAAAATATGTAATCCTTGTTGATCGTCAGTATCTTTACTTTTATTAGGATCTATAGCTGGCCATATTAAATTTTCTCCATCTTCTAATTTGCCAGGGTCATGCAATGCTTCTTCTACTGCAACACCACCACCCTGAGCATCCATACCAATACGAGCACAAGGAAAAATTTTCATTAGATTACGAATTTTTCTAGCACAAAAACCATAAAAATCATGCTCATTAACTAGTCCTGTTTTTTGTCTATCTTTAAAGTTGCTTCTGTTTGTACTCCATCCATAAACTATACGATTATGATCTTTATGTAATTCTAAAATAACTATAGTAAAATTATCTTTTTCGCTTGCTGGATCTATGCCATACACATATTGAAGATCATGATTCCCCTTAGTACTAACATCAAATAGTATATTATTACCATTGATAGCAATAGGTTTAGATTCATTAGTAACACAGCTTTCAATAAGACTACGTCTAAAGAATCCGTCGCTGTCTTCTGTAAAACATGCCGCATACTCCATGTTATAAATACCAGTATGAATAGTAGCTTTGGCTCTACTTACTTGTTTATCATCCATGAAGCCTTTAGGAATAAGTTCATATGGAATACGAATAATGCTATAATCTCTCCAACTAAAACTATCAGGAATTTCTCCTTTAAATATTTCTTCTAGTTTATGTTTGTCTCCTCTGCTATTAATAATAGCCTTATACCTTTTCCAATAACTAGCAAAATGTTTAAAACTATAGTCCGCAGTACCAGCAATAATGGCTTGATTACCCTTTTTAATTTGAACAGCTTCTAATTCCTCGTTCCATAATCCAGCTTCTAACATTGCTGCTTTTTTAGCTTCTTCTTTAACATTTTGTATGGGACTAGCACTTACAGCAGCGAATCCTGAGACTACAGTTTCATAAATATCTGGTGATATTGATGCGAATTCGTCTGCGATGATAATGTGTGCTCTTAAACCTCTGATCTTACTACCATCACCCATAGGAACCGCTATTGTCCAGCTTTCGCCCAATCTCATAGTGCATCTGTCAACATCTCGACGCGGACCATCATCGTTACCACTAAAGATGCTACGAAGAATAGGACTATTACGCCACAATGTTTCCATATATTCGAATATAATTTTACTCTGTCGGAAAGCAGCACCCACAACCACAATCTTTGTTCCAGGAACTAGTATGCACTTTAATGTACAATACATTGCCATTAAAAAGCTTTTACCAAAACCACGAGACGCAACAAACATTGGAAATGGACGAAGCCAAAATTCTTGAAGAATAGCAATCTGAATAGGATGAAGCTCAATATCAAATAATAGTTTTGCTGTTGTTCCAAAATATTTAGGATTTCGTAATAGTCGTAATAAATGAAGATCAGGATTTTCTATATCTTCTTTGGTTCGACCAATCATGTGATTAGTCGGAATAATTAATTTGTCAAGATTTCCTAATCCTAACCATGCATTATCAAATAATAAATTATTTTTTGTTGCCATATTTTTCGTATATTCTTTTCATAAGACTAACAGCTACTCTTTCGGCATTTTCAGCATCATCACAAAATAATATATGAATATTATAGTTTAATTGTGCTTCTATTAAATATTTAATAATATAGTTGCCACTTATTCTTAATTTGTCCCACATCTTTTTAGGAACATCGCTTCCTACGGGAAACTGATATATTTCATCAAGACTAAATTCCATAATCATAAAACTATGAGGTATTTGTCCCATTCGCTCTAATACATCTTTGAATCTGCTTTCTGTTATGTTATTAGCAATTTCGCTCACGCTCTTTTTGCGTTCGATAGTAAAAATACTTTCGAATCCTTCCATGCTATAATCACCAGTATCTAGCTTTCTTTTAGCAGTATTATGAAAGCCAAATTCCCACGGCATTTGCTCTCTGGTATCTACTATTATTGTGAAAGGATCATTACTTTTCATTATTCTCTCGCATTTTGTTTAATATTAATGTGCTAAAAAATTGACTATAATTTTCCTCATTATCTTTGATTAGATCATGATGAATTTTGCAAAGAGATATTCCATTGTGTGGGTGGTATCTTAAGCCGGGAAAATCGGCCCATTTTTGAATATGATGAGCATGAATTTTAAAACGGCTTTTACAATTGGGCCACTGACAAGTGTTATTATCTCTTTTTTTTATTAATTGTCTCCATTTTTTATATTGTGGATCATTGTAGTTCCGGGTCATTAGATTCAACAGCCTCTGGATTTAGTATTGGACAATCAACAGAATGATCAGCATATTGGTGATAACCATATAAAGTCTTTTTAGCTTTTTCGGTTGCCATAGCTAATATTTCCATTTCTCGTCCTTCTTTTTCTCTGATCTGTTCATCTTCTAGCATACGAATTAATCCTACCCAACTGCTTTTACCATCCTCTATTCTTTTAATACGTTGTTCACGAGTGGCCTTAAGATCTTTACTTATTTTTTGTTGTTCATTTAAAAGTTTGGTATATTCATTAGTATAACTAGCAATGCTATTACGAGCAAAACTTAACTGAGCCTCTAAATTAGCCAACCGTGGAATATCTCGTTGATCTTCAGGTTTCTCATATTCTTTATCAACTAGCTTTTGTAGCTTTTCAGTTTCACTAATATGACGCTTTCTTTCTTTCATGCTTCGATTAATCAAAATATCAATAGTGATAAATTGTTTAATTTGAAGTTCTTCTGCTGGTAAAACGTCCTCTCGAAATTGTTTAATAAGGCCAATCCACGTATTCTCAAAGTACTCTAATTCGCCCGTGTGTTCATCAAACTGACGAACTATTTCGTTCCAGAATGTTTTGCTGCGTAATTTTCTTCGTAAAATTTCATTTTCACTTTTCTCGTCCACACTAAACAATTGATTTTCATCAATGTATCTATTTATTGGTTGTATGTTACGATTAAGTTGATCAGCTATATCTTGTACAGAAAGAACGTTTATATTATCTCTGATGAATTTTTCTTCATCTAAACTAAGTTGTCCTCGTTTTTTAGCCATGGTTGTTTATAATCTCCCGTAGCTTAGAAGCTAATTTATCCATATCGCCCTTGGATACTTTGTTTCCACTTTTAATTTTCAAATATAGTGTTCGATATTCTCCTGTGAGATGAGATTCTATTAATTTCCATAGTTCGTTGGCTTCTATAGAATTAACTAATAAATTTTCATCACTAATAAAAGTGTTACCATAATCTTTAATTTCATCTATAGTATTAAGATGCATAAGATTTTTCTTGGTGGAATTTCGATCTGTCCATGATTTGTATAATGAACAGTCTTCTTTGTTGGGATATTGTTCACACTGGTTAATGCTCTTTTTGCAGTGAGGATCGTATAGTGGACAACTTAAACATGGTTTGTCGGGTCTTTGATAGTTATCTCTTTTGTAGTTGAAAAGTCGATTGCGAACGTGGGTCCAAAGAAAGTTTTCTAGGGGCCTTTTGTGATCGTAATTTTTAAGACCTTCTAGGGCAAAAATGCTTATTTGCTGTTTCATATCGTCAAAATCATGATAACCAAACTTAAATTTATAAGCTAATTTTTTTGCTATTATATCAATTATCTTAAGAAATTCGTCTTCATCAACCTGTGGTGTTTTCTTCGTTTTTGTTTTCTTCTTCATTTATTAGTTCTGAAATGGTTTTGTCGGATTGATTTTGATTAAGATCATGCTCAATATTAAGATTTTCTTTAGCAGTAACGTGAAGTACGCTGGGGGAAATTTGGTCAATATTCATAAAAAACCTCTTGCATAAAAAGGACCAAAGTATATTATATATTATGTATTGTACACTTTTTGTCAAAAGGAAACTTATTTATGGGCACTTATAAAAGATGGAGTGATGCGGAAATTCATTATATTAAGGATAATCTAGCCACTTTTAGTGATACTGAGTTGGCCGTTAAACTTAGCGAAATGACGGGCGAAACTGTTACCACTGGCATGATCAGGCGTCAACGACGAAAAATTGGAGTTAGCAAACCAAGAGGCCGACGCAAAAAGAATGTGGAAACTAATAACAACTGATTATTAAAGTAAAAAGTATCATGATATAAAGGGGCAAGTTTCAAATTGGAGCTTGCTCTTTTATTTTATATAAAGTGGCTATTAAACTGGCTAATTATATATGGGGTGGCTTATTGTTTTTAGACCACCGCCGCCTTTTGGGGGTTAACCCCCTCAATCGGGGGAAAACGAAAAAACCCCCTCAATGGTGGGGGAAGGCTCTAGCAAATATCATGCCAATCGACCGGGCGGGGAAAACTTCACCAATCAAGATTCTGCTATTTTTTTTTCTTGAAATTGCCGATACATAATGTAGGATAGGGGAAACGAAAGAAAGAAAGGGTTTGAAAATGAAACGGTTTATGGTTCTTGACAATCGTTCCGAGTTTGTTGGTTGGATTTTCGGTGAAGATTGGAATGATGCTTGGGCCAATGCTTCCGCGAAGTATGGTCGTCGATGCGATTATGTTCAAGAATGTTGACCATCCCCCGAAAGGGGGCCACGGAAAGTTTTTCTTTTTTTTGACAAGCCGAAAGCCGATAGTAGAATAGGGGAAACGAAAGGAAAACAATGCTAGACCTTGAAAGTAGAATCCTTTTGACGATTGTGGAAATTATGGGCAAGAATACTTTTTCTGCCGCCCAGTATCGTATCATACGGTATAATCTGGAAAATATGAAAATTAGGTAGACCGGAAAAAATAGGAGTACTTTGAAATGAAAATTGTAAAGGGTATGTATTTTTCGGCCGTTCGGAATGATGGTCGAAAGTTCACCGGTGAAGTTGAGAATGTTCGGGAAACGGCTAAGGGTACGATGGTTATCGTATTCAGTCTGAATCCCGACTATTCCCGCAAGTATGCTACAGTATACCTTGCCGATTGTGATTCATGGGAAGTTCAAGACGTTATGATTCAATCGTAGACTGGAAAAAATAAGGATACTTTGAAAAAGGTAAATAGTATGTATCATCCTAGTCTCATGGTCGCGGTTCCGGTGAACAAATGGATAGGGGAATGGATCCGAAGGGGGTCTCACCCCGCCTATAGGGGGGAATTGGCAAATCAACTACGCCTCATTCGCAAGAGGCACGGAACCCCCCACGCGAAGGGGTGGATTCGACACCTAGACTACCTTGGAGCATACCCCCTAAAGTAGGGGGGTTGTACCACCCAAACGAGGCGGTTCGACGACCGCCATAATGGCAGTAGCAAAACTTGTGCCAAATCACAAAATGGCAGACTAACTGCCAAAATGGCAGGCGGGGCCGCCGATCTGCCAAAATGGCAGGCAGAGCAAATCTCATGC